CCCCAAAACCCAAAAAACACTGAAACTCTGAAAACCTAAAAACCTAAAAACCTAAAACATAAAATCTAACCATAAAAAACAAAAACAAAAAAAACTAAAAACAAAGATTTTTCAGTTGTTTTTTTTAATATTAATCCTCCATATACAATGTCATCTCTCCGCGGCTACGGCATGGCACTCAGTGCTCACCAGAAACCAACTGTTGGTGATATAAAGTACTCTGCTGCTCGAGAAAGCCATTTAGGCTGGTTGCTCTGCGATGGATCGGAATTATTGATTAAAGAGTATGGGTTTTTGTATAATGTGATTGGAACATCGTTTGGTTCTCCATCGCTTTCGACAAAGTTCAAATTACCGAATCCCGCAGGTTTAGTCCCAACGTCTGTGGGTTCGTACACAGATGTAAATTCTCACGATCGTATTTTTGCTCTAGGTGATATTTCCGGAGAATATATGCATAAGTTATCGATTCCGGAAATGCCGATACACAACCACGATATAACAGATGTATCGGGCACAACCACAACAATTCAAGATAATGAGTTTGGAATTACGGACGCGAGTGGTGGGCATACGCATACTATTACTCAAACACCACATACTCATTCTGAACTAATACCAGTCGGAGATTTAGGTATAGAAAATGACCATCCTGATGTTTTTGGAAATAACAATGCTAGTAACAGTGCTGAAACAGCAGGTGCTAATGCGGATATAACAATCGACCCAGTTGTCGATCATTCTCACCGAATTCGCCGTGCCGGTGGTGACCAATACCATAATAATATACAGCCTACAATCGCCATGGGTAATATGTTTATCTACAGTGGGCTACCTCGTGCCGGTAAATACCCGTATACAGCAAATACGGATTTATTTTAGACCGCCGATCTTTAGCCAATGGGTCTAGGGCTGGATAGCTCCAATTAATACTATACGATTAATTAGTATTATAAACAGAAATGTAATTCTTGTTTATAATATGTCAATTATACAAATCTGTATTCATGGATTCCTTTGGCATTGCGTAGTGGCACTTCGTAGTGGTACTGCGAAGCGCTGCGAAGCGCTGCGAAGCGCTGCGAAGCGCTGCGCACTACGTAACTTCGTAATCGCGCAAAGGGGGGAGATATCCCCCTTTATTGACAAGTACGATTCTACAAATCCCAATCCCAATCACCAGACCATGAAACAGGACCGGACGATACAACAACCCAACGAGTCCCGTTACTACGAATTGTTACGGATGCAGTATTGAAATTGTTAAAAGTCTCTCCAGGGCTAAGTATATCGGCTTCACCATCACCGTCGTGAGGACCGAGTGGATCAGCATTAACGTACAAACTTACATATGCACTATAATTGATACCCTCTGAATAGTTGAAATTTATAGTGAACTGTAATCCGGGATACGCAGTCGCAATACCCGAATCAATATTAAGATAACTATACGCAATTGGAGGCGATAAGTAACTGTTCACTCTTCCATATACATCTACTCTGTCGTTGACATCCCAGCCAGAGACATATTGAAAACCTGACAAATCTACATTAAACACGGACGCATAGCGAGGATCGATAGTCAAGGCATCGTATCCGTCCCATTCCCCACTTTCTTGATACACCGGGATAACATTGATTTCATTTGTGTTTCGCTGTGCAAATGAACGAGCGACGGACATTTTATATAATGGCATGCTGTTTTTTTTTTAATGTTTTCTTTTTTTGTATTTGGATGTGTAAAACCTCTTTTTTTTAGTTTCGTTTGATTTACGACGAGATTTACGTGCGCCTGGAGAACTGGAAGTTCGACCAATAGTGGGAACGTGAGACGAATTATTTGAAGGCGTAGGAGGAGTAGCAGTCACAGAAGCCGTTCCTGAAATAGCAGTCGCAGCCGTTCCTGTAGCAGAAGAACCATAACCAGCACCGCCGGAAGAAGCACCGGAAGAAGCACCGGAAGAAGCACCGGAAGAAGCACCGCCGGAAATCGCAGTCGCAGCACCACCGGAAATCGCAGTCGCAGTAGCGCAACCAGCATACCTACTTTTATGAACCATACTCATTAATGAATCATTCAAATCAGACCGTGTAAGATTGAAGAAATTACGTATTGTTGGGTTAGTCCATCTATCCGTAAGCTCACTTCCTCGTATACGCTCGTAATTCACTAAAAACATTTGGTCCCGCTGAGACTCCGGAAACATAGTCCATAACAACATAGGGATTTCATACATTTGCTCAAATCGTTGATTTTCCTTATACGTTAATGTCCCATAACTAACACGCCACCATGCATCATGAATTACAAAAATCGCACCACCTTTGTCCAAAACTGCTTTCATGTAGGGCACTGCGGCTAGCAGTGGATAGTCAGCAGGTATTGTGCAATTACTCATAAGCGCTTCATAATAAATTTGTCCAACCTGAATGCGGTTTGATTCTTTAGCTCTGTGTCGCGCTAAAACTCCTTTTGCCATCGGGTCTTGTAATTTACGTAAATATGTATTACACCAATATCCATTTATGGACTCCCCACCTGAACGCCCCAAATCAAGTGGTGCGTAGTTGTTAAAAGGAACAGGTCCAGCAATGAGATCCGGATTGCGTAGTGCCGAAGGCGGAGAATCAATTGTTAGTACAAAATGGTCAAGCGGTTCTGTTTTTGTTTTTGACAAGTCTTCATATACATAAACTCCATGAGTTAGTTTAAGATTCCTATAATGATAACGTAAGAAATCGAATCCAGCATCTGTTGAAGACGGATGAATACCTGTAGCAAGAGTGAATACCGGAATAGTAGCGGCTGTTGGAATTGTCGCAATTTTATCACTCATATACGATGTTCCAAACAGTCTATTAATGCACGAACTGTCACTTTCATCATATGCATCTTCCTTATTTCCCGAGCATGTGTTCGTACAAATTTCGAGCCCAGGATTATAATCTGGAGTTCGTAGAAGTTTCACTGGAACCACTACATCCGAATTACAGTTCCAGTTGAAAACACCATACTTCCAAAACAAATGTTGACCGTTTGAGAATGTTATCCAGTCACCACCTATTTTTATGATGTTTCCAAGTTTTCCTTTTGATTGACAATGTCGATACTTACTAAACGCATTCATGAGTTCGTCATACACTTTATACCAATATATGTAACCATTAATACTTTCGCTAACTAACTGGTCGTACTCTACAATCGTTACGAATTCCATTTCCTTATTTATTGAAGGTATTTAATATCGAATAGGAATTTATTTAGCACGCCATATGGGTCTAAACTTCAAACAATCTATTTAAGTAATTCAAATGGCTGAACAAATAGCGCAATTTGTCACCTCACTTTTAGAAACAGAACCGGGTTCTCCTCATTCGGTTCAGCTTGAAATTGATACAGGTGGTGATGTTCATGCTCTGTTTGAAGTTCTGCTAATGACAATGACCGAAATTCTCAAACGATGGTATTCACCACCCATAACAATCGGGGTCATTACACCATCGCATCTCGTTAAATTAATTGGCTATTTTGCTTCGTTCGGTATTCAATTTAATTTAGATATTGATGAAAACCCCACTGTTATAGCGATTCGCAATAGCGATTACTTACAGAAATCGCGATTGGAGGAAATGAAATTTAAATTAACGCACGTAGGAAAACTTTATACGGTGCGATTTTCCAACTTGCCGGCGGCATAATTGAGTGCGAAAATCACAACCGCTATACAACTGAATTTGAACACAAGTGGTAAGGGACGTATTAATATAAAAAGACCGATGACTACAATACATACAGCGCCAAAAAATAGCCATGCATCATGTCTATTTTGAAATCCCTCTACGCGCGGTGGTGGTATAATATCATATTTTGTATCAGCATTGGATTGCATTTCCGTGACTTTTAGAGTCCTCGAGACATTCTTAGGATGATTCGGATCGGATAATGATAAAGAATTGCTTACGGGTAATCGGGAATCAAATACGAATTGTTGTGCCATTCTTACTTATATGTGAGATTTTATGATGGCATTTGTATTATTTGCGGCGATTGTAACGAGATCGCGATTTGTGTTTTCTGGACTTCTTACGTCGTCCTCCACTCAGCGAATTACCGGCGCTTGCCGCATAATGTTGCGATGATACCGGAATACCCACATACGGTGAAAAACTCGCACCCGTATTATCATTCGGTCTCTGATGATAGAATACATTAGGAAGTCCAGATGTTTTCGCGGCTTCCACAGCAAACGCATATTGGGTCGCAGGCATTGGTTGCGATGCCCATGCGCCCGTAGATTGTGCGCCCGTAAATAAACCGCCGTTCGCAAGCGGAGCCGGAGCAGATGTTTGTGCAGACCAGGCAAGAGCACCCGGATAGTTCGCCCAGTTTCCCCACGTTGTTGTTGGAAGTATGGCTGATAAATTACCTCCTTTTTGCTTTCGACTGCGTGCCATTCTACTTGAGGGAAACATATTGCGTTTTTGGCTACCGAATAAAAAAAGTTTCCTAGAAAATGGATTCTAGTGCTGAAAAACGTTCTGTGCGCGCAAAACGCATGATTCTTGAAGTTAGTGAAGCGATTCATGAAAAATCAAATGACGAAGTTACGATTGAATTCGCAGATTGGAAAAAGGAGTTTCCGAAGATATTTGAAATGATTTTAGCCCGTTCATTGAAACCTGAATTTATCGCAATGATGATCGCACAATTTGAACAGGTTGAAGAGGGTTCTGTAACGCAACATAACGCGTCAGTAGCAGTCGGAACGATGTTAGTGGATAAGATTGTAAAACCGCAACTTGCGGGTAAGAAATGATTAGAACGGAATTAGCGCAGGCATATCGGCATATTCATCTTCATCTTCATCTGCGGTGGTGGCAGTCGCAGTCGCAGTCGCAGTCGCAGTCGCAGTCGCAGTCGCAGTCGCAGTCGAGCGCTTTGCCTTGTTTGCCGCCGCCAAAGCTGTAGCGCGATCCTCCTCCGCAATCATCTCCCGAATAACTTTCATAATTCGGTGCGAACTCGTGATGCACGTTCGGTCAATCAGCATAGTAAATTGCATCGCAAGGTCGTCGCACGCAAAATCCGACCATGCACAATCGTAGAAGGATAGGCGCATCTCATCATCAAAGCGCTCCTGCTGCTCCGACGAAATACACAGCATCATGTCCTTCGCTATAATAAACTGTTGCGCACATCCGACGATATGCGCAAGAGACTGTGTAATAGGTCCATCGGGTTGAAGATAATCACCCGCCGGAACCCGAAGCCCCTCCGGAATACGAAATAGAACTTGGCGCGTATCACGAATCCATGCGACCTCTATAATACAATTTTCGCCACCAAATACAATGATTTGCGCGAGTTGGTCCGTTTCGTTCATTCCAAGTAGGAACTTCGGGCACGGAATCATGTAAAAGGAAGGAATCTCAAAGGCAGGCATTGTAAGGAAATACGTAGGAAAGAAACTAAGAAACGTGAGTAAGAAAAAAGAAAGGAACACACAGCCTATCTGTCTCGCATCAACGTTCAATTTTTGTCCCCGCGTCTTTGCCTTTAATACGCATAAACGGATTATTCTTGAGAGGCGTTAAGGTCATCGTCGTTGACCGAAACCCATCAAATGATATTTGCGAATGAAATGTACTCCTATGGTTCCAATTATTGTAACTATATGATATTGTATTCATCGGGGGTTTTAATATATGTAACAAATCATTCGCTTCGCTAATGACATTCGTTTCCATATCATCGCACCAACTATGTGATACAACTTCCCCGTGTTCCATACACCAATCGATTGACCTTTGAATATTACTACGTACGAGGCGTATAATCACGGAACGGTCTGTATCCTTTATTAAATCTAGTGTCTCTTTAATGACTATAATCTCCATATGTTCAATGGATTCCTGAATTCCCGCAATCTGAACTAGAAAGGATTTATAGGATTCCTCTTTCACATGACCCAGAATAGGTACCGTAAAACTCGCGTTTGCTTGGTATTCCAGTAAAACGCCTAGAATATCCTCAATATTGCCGAGGAATCCCTTACCAATAAGATACCGTTCAGCATTACCGGCGCGGCTTGTACGTGGTTTTACAATCCCCCATTCACAAAACGCACGACTCGCTAACCAGAGTAAATGAAGTGTTGGAAGTTCAATCGTATCAAAACATTTAATAATCATACAACCCCCTTTTTGTAACGTCTGCAAACCAATAATAACCTCCGCAAGGAATAATGGAAATACTGTATCCTCTTGTGCATTGTAGTCGTTACTAAAGTCAAAACCGCCATCCGCAGTAAATATGTGAACACCGTCTATATGTTCCGCTCGTACCGATTCAACATAGGCGTTTTGATTCTCAATACGTAGAATATTACCTGTTCCATCTTCACCGTCATGAATATGTATTTGCGGAAAGTACGATAGAAACCGCGCCGCTTTACGCCATCCTGGTACATTCTTCGCTTCCGAACGTAGCGTTATAGCAAACGCAGATAGATAATCCCATCCATTCCGTTCCGATATAACAGTACATGCTTCAATAAATCCACCAGGACCCTCTGCTGCGTGTGCTGTAATCAAACCTTTATTCTTGTCAATTAATGGTTTCAGAAAGGTATCTAAGTCGAGACGTTTCCACAACTCAATCATCTTGAAATACGAACGTGATAGAGGTTGTCGCGTTGTAACAGACCGCGATGAACGCCGGTTCCACGACAGAAATATGTATTCATAAGGATTTGTTATTTTTTTATAATCGTCCCATTTTCCTTCTTCGTAAAACAAATCAATCTCATTCTTATATCGTTGTAATGAACGACTTTCAGGGCTATGAAGAATAGAATGCTTTGCATACGGTTCTTTGGCTATGTGCAGGGGTTCGGCGGATGGTCCGCCAGTACCCCATACTTGTAAAATTGTGAACTCCATACATGATATTAGGAATAATAAAGTGCTGTCATTTTTTTCGAGAATCCGCCGCGAATATATTTCCAACCATCATCAGGTTTCCACCAACGTATTTTATCTTTTTCTGTTATATCGCTTGGTAAAATAGCCTTCCAATCCGAATTGGTTACCAAATGTTGAATACGTTTCTGTGCTTCTAACAGTCTCTCTGGTTTGAGATTGGCTGTCCAGAATTGATAGAGAAATTGCGCACCTGGAATATCCGCTTCCTTCCACAGTTGTTGGTACGCAATGGGTAATTTACGAAATCCAGAAATCTCTTCGGGAAGTACATTTGATTCTTCTACCATTTCACGAATCGCGCCGCGTACCATGAATTTGTCTAAGGCTGCTTCCGTAATTGTATCGCCTTTACGAATACCTTTATCCGCGAGTTCCTTCCACTCCATTTGACCTTTCGGTGGTTCCCAGTGTCCCATATTCGATTCTCCCCATTCATGAACAATCGCGATTTCGTTGCGATTTGTCGTATTCTTCAAAAAAACGATATTCCGCAGAAAAATAAACGAACCATCCACTTCCGATTTCACATATACGTACCGCTTCCCCGAAGGAAACTCGTGATAACCAACCTCCATATTTAATGCTTTGAATTTATTCTACGATTGTGGTCTCAATATCCTCGTCCACTTCTTCTACGAGTAGGTCGGATTGTACTGGAATCGCTACATTCATTCGCAGTTCGTTCATAGCACACGCGCCACCTTCATCGTCACCTCCATACATCGCATTATCGAGCTCGTCTTCAGTGAATCCAATAGGACCCATCATCGCAACAGTGGCTTGTTCGGGTGTTGTTTCCATTAGATGTTGTGCCGCTACCTCATCAAAGAGTAACTCAGAGAAACTCGTACCTGCTTTAATTGGAGCACCTAACATAACCTTCGCACTGACACCGAGTACAGGATCTCGCTCACCAAAGGTCGCAGCACGTAGCGCTATATCCTCGGTTTGCTCAAACGACATCTTCGCGAGCGGACCAATATTGTTCTTATTAATTCCGTAACGATCGACGCTCATTGTTTTTCCCTTGTGGCACATCATATCAAGGAGAATACAGACATGACGATAGTTAACCGACGAACCCGATTCAGCAAACAATGTTGTAATTTCTTTGAAGAAAGTCGCACGTGTCGCTTCAATACCTAGATTCTTATACATATCGTGCACATTACTACTGAGAACGCGCGTCGCATCAACATCTGGATGCGCGAGAACCTCTAAGAAGTTTGAACCGTCACTAATCAGAACATATTGGTCAACAGCGGAATACTTGCCATCTTTGAGTTCAACTTGGTCACTTATCTTTTGATAATTGACCGCACGCAAGCCTGGAATACCACGAATCGCTGTTCCAACGAGCACCCTGTTTTGAATGACCTTGAGAGTGGTAAGGTCGTCAATACCATCTCCAGGACCCAATAAACGCACGCGGAAGATAAGTCGCGACGAATTGTAATCGGTATAGAGTGTGGAGATACTATCAGTGAATTTGGTTTTGAGAATAAACGCAATATCATCCATTGTAATATTTTTCGCAAACATGCGTTCTTTATCGAGTTCAAATCTAAGAATCCAAGGAGATTTCGGTGGTTCTGCTGGTATTTCCACATCATCCTCATCACCCGTTGCCGATAACGGGTCCGCGACTTGTGGTGTAGCGGGTTTTGTCACAGCGGCAGATTCGTATGCGGATAGATACGATAGCCAATCAACATCTTCGGCAATCAGCGTTGCGGAATCACGCGGGTCAAAGTAGATACGCGCAACCGTAACAATATCTTGGAGGAGTGTGAATTCCAGTTCTTGCGCAACACGGCGCGCTTCCTCCTTCTTCTCGCGTAAATCACGACGAAGTGGTATAGTCAATTCAATCGCTTTGGGATTTGAGGTCGCTTTCAGAAGTTCCTTGAGGCGCGGAACACCTCGTGTCATTGCGGATTTAGAGGCTACACCACTCAAGTGGAACGTATCTTTTACACAAAGTAGATTCAACGCCGTAAAGTTACGGGTTTTCTCCACAGTTAAATCGTATACGCGTCCACCCTTTGGCACCACCTCCTTGATTGTTTTCACACGGTCAAGAATAACATTATTAAACTCCTTCTCCTTACACACAAACGGATCTTCACGCGCCTGAATCGCGTTGAGTCGCTCCTGTTTATGCGCTATGGAGAGCGTAAATGTAGTCGCAAAGACGTGAGAATATTTGGGCGGAATTGTGAGCGTATAATGCCTAGCGACGGATTGAAACGTCTGAATCTTTGGCTCATAGGATGAAAGACGCGTAAAGATTTGGAAACGAGCCAACAATGCCGAAAGGCGTTGAATAAGTTCTTCCGATGATGAACTACAATGAATTGTATTGCGATTATCAACATAACCGTCGCCGCTCATATAGCCATCCATAAAACCCTTCACAAAGTTATCCGGTGCCTGGAGAACCCAATCCGGTACAGTCTTTGTATGACTATTGATACCGAACATCGCACGGAATGCCGTAGTCAATAACGTTGAATGAAGGATAAGCGATGTAGAACGCCCTTTGATACCGCTACTTACAATATCTTTCTCGGAAGATACTGTATTATGTCCAACTGACCAAGAATCCATAAGTTTGCGAATCGGGGCTAAGAATCCATCGTCGTTATTCGTAATCTGTATTTGGGTAGTACTTGATGAACCCTCGGCAACAAAAGCGCCTACAAAGTATCCGAATTCACGGTTCAGTTCAATGTTGGCAGGAATTTGGGATGAACAAGAGCGTATTGATTTCGGATAGACAAATCCAGGCTTGAACTCCGCTGCACGAGTATTTGCACCGTTGAGGAAGGCTTCGCGGAAGGAGTCTTTCTCTACTTCATCACCAAATAGGAACTCTTTCGGAGATAGAACCGTCTTTAAGTCCAGTTTTCCGACTGGTGTGAGTTGATGAATCGCCAAGGTCATCGCAATGGGAAGTACGTCACCTATAACCAGGTCAGCCCCGTTCATATCCACAATCTTACCGTCGCGAAGCGTCAAGAACGATTTCCCCTTAGTGGCTTTTACGGTACGTCCGCTTTCCGTAGTCACCTCCAAAATCGTATCCGTTCCATCGTCATTGACTACCGGATGTTTCGTGACTGCTTCAAGTTTCGTCCACATCATTTCGCCATTCTCGTCGCAGCTGATAGCCGACCATTCGTGTCCATCGTCAAGAGCTACATAGAGTTGGTCGTTGAGAAGCCGTTGAATCTTCGCAGGGTCGCAGGTGTCCAGATACGTATCAATAAATTCGCCGATTTTCGGAATTTGGATTTTTCCATCCTTCGCAATCAGAATATCCGTAGACCAATCTACCGAATTCAACGTGTTATGTACTAGAATATTATCATCCACCATAAAACTATCGTTACCTGGAACCGTAAAATCATAGACGAACGTTTTGGGGTCATCTAGATATTTGAGTTCCACAATCTCGTCCCATAGAATATCGCTATTCACGGCTTGCTCCAAAAGTTTAATATTGGCGGTGACTTTCTCAAGTATTGTTTCATCTTTTACGGTCTTCATACCCTCGTGGAATTTCGGTAAATACGATTTCAGCGTATCACGACCAATAGACTCTTTCTTAGCCCAGCGTCCATACGTTCGCGATTGAGCTGGAAGCGCAAGAAGTTTTCCCGTTTCCGCAATAAGCTCACCACATGCAGGAATCTTATCTAGCATATCTTGGCTTCTATCAGGTTTATCCAGACGCGTCTTGTACGTTAGAATCTGTTGAAGTGCTTCGGCTTTCTCAGGCAGTTCTAGACCGATAGTCTCCACGAAAGTTCCTATGAGCGATTTCGGAATATTGAGTGTGTATTGGACTGCGTCCGGCATACGAATACTTGTTTCTTTACCGAGATATCCGAACAGACCACAGTAGCCCAGAAGACGATTGATATCACGCATAAGTTGTTCATTACGCGACGATAACCGAATCTGTTGTCGTTCCACATTGACATTACCATCACCGTCAAAGTAACCCGAAATAAGACCCGCGATGAATTCACGCGGCATATGGAATACATCGCCGTGAATAGCTTTACCGAAGGAGCCGTGAGAGAAATAGGCTTCTAGGAAATCACGGAGGTCTTTGGAGTGGATATTATTGTCCTTGCTTGGCCCATATGCGCCTTTTTTATGTTGAATGGAGAAACGGAATCCAAATACATCCGCGAGTTGCTTCAATCGTGTTTCAACATACGGATTGACTTTGCTGATACTCACTTTATTTCCTTGGAAGCATCCGTCCGCCAAATACAAACCACAGAGCCAACCAAACGATTTATCTAGTGCGAAAGTAGTCATATCTTGTGTAACAGTACGAATGGGCGTAGCGACTTCCGGAATAGTTACAGCCACTGGAACACGGTCACCGACCTTCAAATCCGAACCAAGTACAGAATCAACACCTTTTGGAGTACGTTTCAAGAAGGAATGTGTAAGTGTTGCGGTTGTAATACGACCTGTGCGCGTATGAACTTCAACAAGTCCACCATTTGCTGGATGGCGACTGACTTGCGAAATAGGTAACCACGATGTTTTTTCATCCGTACTGACTCCAACAATCGCATCGCCATCATCAATATCTAGAACAACCGAATCTTTTCCTATTGTAACGACCTTATCTTTTTGCGTTTCCAGAAGTTTATCAATATACGCTCCGATCGCTCCACTGTAAGAACCGTTTTTATTATGAATTAACACTTTTGTACTGTATATACTACACATCTGTGTAGCCGGCTCACCAATACTCTGAGCCGCAATAACCCCCACAGGTTGCCCAGGTTCCACCCAAGACTTCCAATGCTTCAATACAATCTGTTCTACTAGTGCATCCAGCGCCACGGACGTATAACCGATTTTCTGAAGATTACGTGGGCTCAAATGATAGCGAATCAGTGCTCCCCATAGGCGATTCTTAGCATGCGTACGAGATAGAATACGATTCTGTGCGTCCAACACTTCAGTCGCAGTTACAGTGCCTTCATTCTCAACGAGCTGAAATCCGTTACGAATCGCGTATAGAAGACGTTCCAAATGAACTGGGTAGCGAACATTCTTTTGTGGTTTATTAAGATACACTTTTTCGACAAGAATACGACGGTCTTCCAGAACAGCTTGAATATAGTGTTCCGCATTCGGCGCACCGTCTGCCGCGAATTGGTGACGAATATCCTCATCACTCATACTCGCAAGAGGAAGAGGTTGGCTCTCTAACTTCGTCGCATTAATACCATCTTCACCGTATGAAATCTGTACAATATTTCCCATCGCATCACGAACGGAGCCGTCGTGTTGGGTGATTAGGTCCTCTAGGGCGACGCGGATTTGCCGCTGCATGTATCCGGTATCAGCCGTATCTACGACGTGAAGTCCATTTGCTAAACCGAAATTAAGTGTACTGGGAACTGTTAAATCGTACACTTTCGGATATTTTTCAATTCCAATTATATTTATTTCAATAATTTCATCAAGTACAACATCATTCTGTTTTGTGAAATTACGATGACTCGCTGATGACTTAAGTTCTTTTATTTTCTCCGATTTATTTTCATCAATTAGTGGTATTGTCTCCGCAAACTTTTGCGCCCATTGCGCGCGAATAGAAATGCGATGTGTAGGAAGAATTGTTTCAGTTCCAAGATTATTTGATTTAAGTTGTGTTGTGAAGACACGCCCAAAGATACCAAGACGAGTACATAGCATACTAATCCCGTCAATAAGTTCTTGTGATGCCGAACCGACTTCAATTGAATTATGACTGACATTGCCATCACCAGAGAAATAACCGTCCAGCAATCCAACAATAAAGTCATTCGGGGCACAAAATGCTTCAACGGGAACAAACTTTCGAGCCGCTCCATGTCCTAAGAACAAGTCAAGGAATTTTGCCAATACTGTTGAATAACCACGAACAGCCGAAGTTGTGCCACCAATATGATTTGTTTTTGTTGTTTCGTTATGAACTAATCCATTCTCGTCAAACCATTCTTTCACAAATGATTGAATCGCAGGACTATTATTTGTAATTTGAATCGTTCCCGCTGTTACATCCACGTTACCTTCTGCTAAGAATAAGCCAATAAATCGTCCATTTCGTTCATTCATCATAAAAGTATCTGGAATTCGTGAATGCTCACGATTTGTAGTGAAAGGATATACATACCCTTTATGAATATTGTCCATATTGGAACGAACAGTAGCACGCTGAAGTTTCGCTTTACTATCGTATGGTAATACAAATGATTTACCGTTATGGCTCTCCCACCAGCCGACTGGGATACGTTCACGTCCTACCATAGCAGCATCCAATTGCGCTTTTGCCTCAATAAAATCCGAACCATATAAATAAGTTGTTTTTGATAGGTAATTACTCATTTGTACACTTGATTGAATTATTGGTGGTGCTACAAGATTCATCGTTACTGGAACGTAATGACCTGGACGTACATCCGGTGTTGCCATTCTCTCAAACAGTTTTGTTTCATCATTATAAATCAGTAGCGCCTTTGATTCTGTTACAATAACTTTCTTTCCTGCCGCTGTTTTAATTTCATACAATTCCGTTCCTGGATCATGTCGTGTAATCGCCGTGATTTCCCCCCAAGTTACATTACCTTCTCCGTCAGTTGTGGGAATATAGACCGGCTTTTCAAGATGTAAGTATTCCATTTGACGCTCCTCAAAATGTTCAACCTTTTCCTTTGAAGCACACAGTTGCGTATCAATCCAATCACCAATATTTACGCATTTAGTTTGTCCATCCAATTGAATAATGATTGGCGTATCACCTGTAACAGACTTTACTGCAGTATCAATCAACCCCTCGCGACCCGACATCGCGTGAAAGAAGAATTCATCCGGTTGAAGACCTTTAATATATGATGACGCAATGAAACCACGCGCCTGCGCTGAATCATCGAATCGTTTGAAATGTGGGAGCGTACGGTGTTGGAAACCGTTCGGTACGCGCTTACCCTCAATCGCCTGCTGACCCAGAGTCGCTACCATCTGTGATACATTCACATCCGAGCCTTTCGATCCCGCTTTAATCATATTTGTCATTCGGTTCGTATCGGCAAGCGATTTAAGACCGATTTTTCCTGCGTCTCCTACAGCCTTATTGAGTGTGCCCATGAGTTTACCCTCAAACTCGTCCTGATTCGAGCGACCCGACGAATTTTCAAAGAGCCCCGTATGGAGCTGTAGAATTTGGTCTTCAATTGTTTTTGTAAGTTTCGAAAGCGCGACCGCAATCTCGGCGTTCGTATCGTCATCCGCAATCAAATCGCTAATACCGACCGAGAAACCCGAATTCATAAGAAACGCCGCAATCATCGCTTGAAGCGAATCTAGGAAATCCACCGTAATATCCGGTCCATAATCGTTGTAAATAATATGAAGAAGTTGTTTCGAGAAAACCGATTTATCAAGAATACCTTGGGTGATATGACCATTAATAATTTTAACAAGATTTTGACTGTTCGGGTTCGCTTTATCCGCGTCGCTGTAGCTACTGTTCGGCATTTGTAGGCTCACAGGGGGTAGAAGCGCAGATAGCAGTTGCTGACCCGACCACATTGGTTGCGGAGCGCTTGTCGCCGGCTCCGGTAATTTTCCATTCCAGCTCTTTGCATGGACTAATAGATTCATCGC